TGTCTATCCCAACTGGCCTGAACCAGCCTGAACCAGCCGAGATCAACCATGACCAGCCGAGACTAGAAACAATCGTTCCAGACTGTGACGGATCGTGGGCTGGCCTTGTGGGGGACATGGCTTCAGAGCTGCTTCACATAGAGCTCATGCCTTGGCAAGTTCATTGTCTTGAGCGGATGCTCGGATTTACCCATGCTCCAGACGGACAGGATGATCTCGTTCACAGATCAAGCCTTGTATCTGTCGCGAGACAAAATGGCAAGACCGTCCTGATTCAATGCTTGATCCTATTTTGGATTTTGGAGATGCCAAAGATCCGAGGCACTAAACAAACGATCCTTTCTACAGCTCACACTTTGACGCTTGGCACTTTGCTCTTCGATGAACTTGCTCCGATACTTGAGCGTCTAGGTGCAACGATCTACAAGTCCTATGGTCGGAACTCGGCGACCATGCCAGACGGATCTCGGTGGATGGTACGCGCGGCGAACCCTTCTATCGGTCACGGAATGTCAGTAGATCTGATCTGTGCCGATGAAATTTTTGATATCTCGGAGATCGCAATGGCTGGCCTTATCCCAACACAGCGCGTCCGCAGGTCTCCGCTCCTGGCAATGTTCTCCACCGCTGGCACCGAATCAAGTTCGCTTTTTATCAGACATCGAGAGAACGCGCTACGACTGATTGACACAAATAACCCTTCCAATTTTTACTTTGCGGAATGGAGCCCACCGCCAACAGTAGATCCAATGTTGGAATCGTCTTTCGGTTGGGGCAACCCGGCACTCGGACACACTCTGACGATGGACACTTTGCGCGCCGAATCCAAAGATCCTGACCGATCCAACTTCCTGCGCTCTTCGCTCAACATGTGGATCGCCTCAACCCAGTCGTGGATCCAGACCCACCTTTGGCCAGACCTCAAGTACGACGGCCCGATTCCTACTGGCGGCGTAATCTCCGTCGAGGCATCTATGGATGAATCGCGTTACTTTGCGACTCGATCGGTCGCTCTTGGTGACGGTCGTACTTGTGTCTCGGTCGCGTTCACTGCCGAAACAGCCAAAGAACTGTGGGCTCATGTCGCAGCTCACGCCGCAGATCCTTCGGTCAAGTTCATCTTCTCGCCAACGATTGACGCACACTGTCCACCGATCTTTGAGCGTCGGCGCGTCGTCATGGGCTACAAAGAGATTCTTCAGTACACCCCCATCGTAAGGAACATGATTAGTGAAGGACGGATCGTGCACACTGGCGAAGCGATGCTTGCCGAGCATGTATGTCGTGCGGTTATGGTTAGGACTCAAGGCTCGATCGCAGTGTCGTCGCAAAAGTCGGCTGGCCCGATTGAGCTTTGCAGAACAATGATCTGGGGCGCAGCTGCGGCAGCTCGTCCAGCAAACTCCTCAAAGCCTATGGTCGTCGTTGTAAATCAGTAATATCATCTTGGCACTCGTCCGCTTGCTTGCCTGTCGTCGGGATACCGCAACTGACTGGGCGAGTGCCACCACTAATCCTTGACAATGTGTAATCTTGTGCTATGGCCTTCTTTGATCGCAAAACAAATAAAGCAGCGATCTCGCCTGCTCCAGTAAAAGCCGCAGCTGCCGGCGGTGGTGGGTACACAGGTCAGTCAATGATCGGACAGTATTACACCTACCAAGAGGGTGAAGCACGAAACAAAGCAATGTCCGTTCCTGCAATTTCACGCGCACGCGACTTAATTGCATCAGTGATCTCTTGCATGCCGCTTGAGATGTACGGTGAAATGTGGGACGACACTAAAGGAGAAATGGAGGAGATTCCTCTTGCCCCTAGGTCTTGGCTTCGACGCTTGTCGCCTACAATTCCGAACTCGACGCTTCTTAGTTGGTTGGTGGACGACATCTTCTTCTACGGAGTGGGCTACCTCGCCATCACAAGTAGGACGGCTGACGGCTATCCAGCGTCCTTTGAGCGTCTTCCTGCTGGGTCAATAACTCGCATGGATCAAACAAACGGCCCAGTCTTCTTTGCACCTTCCAAGCAGATCTACTTCAACGGACAAGAACTTGATCCAACAAATGTTGTGCAGTTTATCTCGGGCGTGCAAGGAATTATTTATCAGTCACCAATGGTCGTTGCAACTGCACTCAAGCTGGAAGCCGCAAGATACAGGAACGCGAACAGCCTGATTCCAGCTGGCGTCCTTCAGGTCACTGGAGGGGAACCCCTTTCGTCGCAGGAACTTGCAGACCTTGCAGCCGCGTTTAATTCGGCGCGCGCAACTAATCAGACTGCGGCTCTTTCAGAAAATCTAAAATATATTGAGACAAGTGCTACCCCTGACAAAATGCTTTTGATTGATGCAGCAAACTACCAAGCGCTCGAGTGCAGCAGGCTCACCAATGTCCCTAGTTACCTTCTTGGAATTGCCGTCGGCGGATATTCATATGTAAGCAACCAAGGTGCCAGGCTTGACCTCTGGAGCTTTGGCGCTAAAGCGATTGCAGAGTGCATCCAAAACACTTTGTCAATGGACAATGTCCTACCGCGCGGAACCTTCGTTCGTTTTGATTCAGATGATTACCTCTCGGAGGAATACAGCAAAGACATGTCAGAAATGACCCCAACAGATACGGAAATAATGTCATGATCAAGTTCACAGCAGAAGCAGTCACGATTGACGCAGCAGGCCCAGACGGTGCACCGCGCCGCACGATCTCTGGCATCGCAGTCCCTTACGGCGTAGACGCGACAGTCTCGGACGGAACTACCGTTCGGGTACTTGAAGGCGCGCTACCTGTAGACGGCAAAGCACCAAGACTCTTTATGAATCACGACTCCTCAAGCGCAATCGGAATTGTCAGCTCACGCGAATCCACTCCAGACGGCATGCTTTTTACTGCCAAGATCAGCGACACAATTCAAGGGAATGAGGCCATGACACTCATGAAAGACGGCGTGCTTGATTCGGTCTCAATAGGAATTACGCCTCTTGACTTCGCATACGACGAGGCTGGCGTTATGGAAATTAAAAAGGCTAGTTGGACGGAGCTCAGTATCGTCGCCGTCCCAGCATTCGAGGGAGCCCAAATCACAGAAATCGCTGCGAGCATCCACCACGAAGACGAAGAAATAAGTATCATAGAAACAGAACCTACACAGGAGAACGAAACCATGTCCGAAGTCATTGAAACCCCAGCAGTAGAAGCAGCAGTCCCTACACCATTGTTTGCATCAGCAAAACGCGAGCCACGCTTGCCAAATGCTGGCGAGTTTGTTGCAGCAATGCACAAAGGCGGAGAGTTTGCAGCTTCCGCACAACGCGTATTTGCTGACTACCGCGCATTCCACAAGTCACCGCTTGAAGCGGCAGCTGGCGACAATGTGCTTTCTAACGACGCTGGCATAATTCCAGTTCCAATTTTGGCTCCTGTTTTTGCTGATATCAACTACATCGCTCCAGTGCTTAATGCACTCGGAACTCGAGCAATGCCGAACAGCGGTGCAGGTTCAACTTTCATTCGCCCAACATGGACGACTCACCCAACAGTTGCACAACAGACCACAGAGCTCACAGCAGTATCGGCAACAACTGCCGTGATTGCATCGAATTCGGTCAGCAAAGTAACTTTCAGCGGCAGTGCCCAGCTCTCCTACCAGGTATTGGACTTCACCGATCCTGCAGCAATGCAAATCATTGTTCAAGATCTCGCTGGTCAATACCTCACAGCGATTGACAATTACGCAGCAGACAACTTGCTTGCAGCAGCATCTTCGGATGGAGTGTGGGACTTGTCAGTAACCGACTTGATGAAGTCAATCTACGACTCGGCAGTAACAATCTCTGCGGCAACTAACTTCCTACCTACTCACATCTTTGTTGATCCTGCAACTTGGGCTCTTATGGGTCAGCTTGTAGACACAACTGGTCGCCCAATCTTCCCAAGCATTGGTGCACCAGGTCTCAACGGTCAGAACTCGCTCGGCGCGGGAAGTGCAACATCATGGTCGGGCATGAACCCACTGGGTCTTGAGATCGTGGTAGACAACAAGTTTGCCGCTAAGACAATGGTCATCATGAACAAGAACGCCTTTGAGATCTACCGCCAAGATCGCGGAATGCTTTCAGTAGAAGTTCCATCAACACTCGGTCGCCAGATGAGCGTGTTCGGATATGCAGCAACTTTTGCTGCTAACTCGAGCATGATTCGCAAGATCACACAGGCTTAGTCGAGAGCGGAGCATCCGCTCATGGCCGTTTACACAGTTACTGAAAAGTATCTCTTAGACAACTACGCCGTAGTTCAACTTCTCACCCCTGCGGAGATTGAACTCGGCGCAAGTGTCGTCATCGCTGGAGTAGACGCAACCTTTAACGGCACCTACACGGTCAGGGCACTGCCCCAGTACCTCTACACAGGCATCGACACCTACGGAGATCTTCTCTACGATGTCAATGTCCCAATCGCTAACCAAGTCTTATTTGCAAAGACCGCAGCCGATGTCCAACGAGTCGCCGCTACAGGCACGCTAACAATCACCCAGACTTGCACTTGGGTCACGGCAGCAAACATCGAGGATTGGCTCGGCATTGGTACAGCGACCGCAGCAGACGCCGCGTTCCTGACAGTGTGCGCCGCAGCTGCTTCACAATTCTGCTGGCGTCGCCGTATGGAAGCAGGCTATGTGGACTCCCTTACGACCGTCCCTTCACAAGATGTCTTCCTAGGGACGCAGATGTACGGTGGCGCTTTGTATCGCCAGCGCGGATCGGTAGACCAATTTGCTTCGTTCCAAAACATGGGGGTAACTCCAGTTATGGGTCTGAACGGAATGATCCGCCAGCTCTTGGGAATTGATCGTCCGCAGGTCGCCTAATGGCTGTACCTAACTACACAGATCTCTTTAACGAAGGCTACGACGATCTTGTAGCGAAGCTCTCAACGGTCGTAGGGCTCCAAGTAAATAACGATCCGCGCAATATCACTCCACCTTCCGTCTTCGTCAATATCGACTCCATAGACGGCTACAACTACAATGTCGCCAAATTGAACTTTACTTTGCAGATCATCACGCTCGGCCCGGGCAACCTTGACGCCCAAAAGAGTCTGCTCAATATCCTTGCCCAGATCTACGCGCTAGACATTGGGGTCGTATCTGGACGCCCAACCAACCTTGACATCGGCGGCTCAACGCTTCCTGCTTATGAGCTGTCGGTCTCTACTGTCGTGCAGACTGCCTAATCCACACTCTCGGTCTCATTATGTGTCAAACTAAAACCAACACTTCCAAGGAGTAATTATCATGGCTGCAACATCAACTATTCTTTCAAATCCAAAAGTGCTCGTCGGAGCCACGAACCTTACGGGCTGGTGCACCTCTGCCACTGTGACTCGTACTGTGACCGCTCTGAATGACACGGTCTTTGGCAACACGGCAAACACTTTTACAGCTGGGCTTGAAGACAACGAATGCACCTTGACTCTTTTTCTTAGCTATGCCGCTTCAGCGACTTACGCAACACTTGCACCGCTTGTCGGCACCAAATTAAATATTGTCGTAAATCCTTCGGACGCAGCAGACTCCAGCACGAATCCTGGCTTCACTCTGACAGGCACATATCTTGAGTCGTTGCCAGTGATCTCCGCCTCGCTTGGAGAACTGCAGTCGATTGACATTACCTTTATGGGTGGCGTCTACTCGGCTGATGTCACAGTCTAAATAACGGCCTTCCTTGGCCCGACGAAAGGAAAGACAATGAAGATCAAACTCACGCTTACACGCGGAGACAAAAAAGAAACACTCATTACAAACCTCTTTGCCATTGCTGAATGGGAACGCCTAGAGAATCGTCGAGTGTCTGACGGTCGCGGTATCGGTGCATCAGACATGGCTTGCTGGGCGTACATCATGCTCGGCGTCAAAGGCGAAACACTTCCTGCTACTTGGCGCGAATGGCTTAAAGCTAACCCAGATGTCGAGATTGGCGTAGAGGACTCAACTGATGTAAACCCTACGGACGCGGCTACAGGCGACAACTCGCCGAACTTGTAGTCGCGACAGGGTGGGCTCCCACTTTCTACGCTGACACCTTCGACACGCGAGACCTAACTACCATTGTCGCAGTGCTAGAAAAACAAAACAAAAAGAGGTGACATGGCTGAAGGAATTGAAACTCGCATAGAGGTCTACGGCCTTAAAGAAGCACTTAAAGAATTAAACAAGATTGACAAGTCTTTACGGCGCGAGATCACCAAAGATTACAAAAGGATTACAGCTGGTCTAGTCTCCGACATTGAATCTGCTATACCCCTAAATTACCCTTTGTCAGGTTGGCAACGATCTTGGTCTTTGCGCGGCTCTTATCAGGTCTTTCCTTGGCCTACCGAGCACAAAGTCAAAGCGTACATAAACACAAAACCCCCAAAAGAGTTCCGACAAAACACAGTAAACCTCACGACCTTTGCTATTAAATGGATCGGCGCGGCAGCTTCATTCTTTGACTTTTCAACCAGTAACCGCATGGGCGCTGCACTAACAGCCAAGTACGGAGATTCATCGAGAGTAGTATGGCGTCAATATGAAGCCCACAAAGAAGATCTTAATGATGCTATGGAGACGCTAGTGGATCGCGTTGGCAAAGCCGTCGGACAGAACTTGAAAGCGCAATAAATCATGGCTGTAATTCTTCCAATAATCACCGAGTTCAATGCCAAGGGCACGCAGAAGGCGATCAAAGAGTTCCAGAAACTCGAGGGCGCTTCTGCAAAAGCACAGTACGCAATTAAAAAGTCGGCAGTCCCAGCAGCCGCAGCGGTCGCAGGATTAGGGCTCGCTCTTGTAGGCGCTACTAAGGCGGCAATGGAAGATCAAGCCGAGCAGGTACAGCTTGCGCTCGCCTTGCAGAATGTCACTGGCGCGACCGACGCACAGATCGCAGCACAAGAAGACATGATTACAAAGATGAGTCTCGCGTCAGGCGTAGCGGACTCTGAACTTCGCCCGGCACTAGCGTCACTTGTACGCGGAACGAAAGACATTGAGGAAGCAAACAAAGCGCTAGCACTTGCACAAGACATCTCCGCAGGATCAGGCAAAGACCTAGCGACCGTTTCTGATGCGCTTGCAAAGGCTTACGGCGGAAACATGAAAGGACTTGCCGCGCTAAGTCCAGAGATTAAAGCAATGATCAAAGACGGTGCATCTTTAGAAGATGTAATGAATGTCCTTGGCGGATCGTTCGGTGGTGCTTCTGCCGCAGCTGCCGCCACTGCCGAAGGCGGAATGAAGCGTCTAGGAATTGCGTTGGCAGAGACCAAAGAGTCAATCGGCGCGGCGCTCATTCCAGTAGTCGAAGCCTTGCTTCCGTATCTGATCGCCTTTGGCGCGTGGGCACAAGAGAACACCAAAGTCTTCCTCATTGTTGGCGGAGCGATCGGTGGAATCGCAGTGACGATCTTGGCTCTCAATGCCGCTATGAAAGTTTATGCAGCCGCACAAATGATCGTGAACGGCGTTGTCGCAGTGTTCAACGCGCTTCTATTTGCTAACCCTGTCACGCTTGTCATCTTGGCGATCGTCGCCTTTATCGCAATCTTGACCGCGCTCTACTTCAAGTTTGAGACCGTTCGCAAGATCGTAGACACAGTCTTTCAAGCAATGCTTAAAGGGGGTAAAGCAGTTTTTGACGGATTGACCACCTACTTCACAGCGATCTTTAACATCTATAAATCACTCTTCAATGGCATCGCCAAACTCTGGAACAACACGGTCGGCAAGCTCTCCTTTGAGATCCCTTCGTGGGTTCCTGTAATTGGTGGTAATGGCTTCTCCGTTCCGACTATTCCGATGCTCGCGGACGGTGGGATCGTAACAGGGCCTACGCTTGCAATGATCGGCGAGCGTGGCCCTGAAGCGGTCATCCCACTATCTGGACGCAATTCTGGAATGGGTAACTACACGATCAACATCACGGGCGGTCTTGGCTCAAGCGCGGAGATTGGCACAGCTGTCGTAAACGCGATCAGAGCATTCAATAGGCAGAATGGCCCTGCAAACATAGCGGTCGCCTAATGGCAGGCGTAGCGGTACTTGGATCAGGTAACTACGACCTAGAGATTGACACAGGGTACGACTGGAACGCTTTCACACTTGACGACGATCTTAAAGGCGAACTAGATAATACCGAATATGTGCTTGACGGTACATCCCAGTTTGCAAGCGTCTTAGACGGCGCGATCTCACTTACAGCAAAGCGCGGACGCGCCAACACTGGCGACCAGTTTGCTTATGGCACGATGAACTTCACACTTAACGACACCTACGCCGACGGAGTGTTCAACCCTTTCGACACGACCTCGCCTTACTTTGATCCAAACAATAATCAGCCTGGACTTGCACCTCTCCGAGAAGTCCGCTTTTCTCGGTACAGCTCTACCAATGTCAAAGAACTTTTGTGGGTTGGCTACATAGTCAATTACGACTACACCTTTACGCTTGGCGGACTTGACACAGTGACCGTAAATTGCGCAGACTTCTCCTACCAATTGGGGCAGACCTTCCTTGCCGAATGGAATGTCACAGAGCAGCTCTCAAGCGAGCGCTTTGACGACCTGCTAGATCTACCAGAAGTTGCTTACACAGGCACACGGAGCATTGAGACAGGCGTGGCGACCCTTGGCGGTGCAGCTGCCTACACAGTCGCAAACGGTACATCGGTCGCAGGTTACGCCAACAAAATCAATGAAGCCGAGCAGGGCAGAATCTTTGTAGATCGAGAAGGCACTATCACCTTCCAAAAGCGCATTGGAACAACGCTGGGAGTCCCTGTCGCCGAATTTCATGATGACGGTACCCAGATCGGCTACTCGGCTATAGACATCTCCTTCCAAGCGGACACGGTCGTGAATCGCGCGTCTATTCAGCACGCTGGAGCGACATCGCCAGAAGTAGCAGAAGACCTAGCATCTCAAGCCTTGTATCTTGTGCAGACCCAATCAATCACCGACTCGCTTTTGCACAATGACGCCGCAGCTCTCACACTTGCCCAATACCTAATCAGTCCAGATCCCGAAGCACGCTTCAACTTCCTTGGCACCGAGTTCCCCGGCACACCTGCACTAGACCAAGACACACTTGCGCTCCTCGATGTCGGCGACCTGATCAATATCCAAAAGTCAATTACGACTTCGTCAGGCCCAACCCAGTTTGCACAAAATCTCACCATTGAAGGATTAGAGCACCGACTTACTTTGTCGGCTGGGCACGCAGTCACCTACTTCACCTCACCAACCACGATCGTCTATGAGCTCATCTTGGATGACTTGGTATATGGCACACTCGACGAAGAAAATGTCTTAGGATAGAAACATGCCATTGACCACATACACCGCTGGAGAAGTGCTCACCGCAGCCTCGCTTAATGCCAACCTGTCTTTTGCTGCAACTAACCCAGTAAGCAAAGTAGGACAAGTTTTATCTACCGCACTAACAACAACTTTTACAACAACCTCAACCTCATTTACCGACATAACAGGCTTGTCTGTAACGATTACACCAACTGCCGCAACTTCTAAAATACTTGTATTGGTTCAGTTAAGCGCGTCGCAAGATGTTGGCGTGAACCAAGCGGCTGCAAGATTGGTGCGGGGTTCAACCGCAATAGATATTGGCGATGCCGCTGGAAGTCGTACTCAAGCATTAAATCAGGTCAGAGGACAGGCAACAGATACACCAATTATGATTCCTGCTATATTTTTGGATAGCCCTGCAACAACATCAGCAACAACATACAAAATGCAGGGAATTGTTTATACATCAGGCACATTTTATGTAAACCGAAGTAGCGCAGATACAAACAGCCCAGAAGTTCCGCGCACCGCGTCCACTATTACAGTTATGGAAATACTCGCATGATTGACTACCCAGCAATACTTACAGCCAACTACCCTGGCACACTTTGGAACATGTCAGGCGACGACTACGACGGCCTTGACTGGTTAGATACAACACCGAAACCAACACAAGCCGAATTAGATGCCGCATGGCCAACAGTGCAATATAACCAACAGTACGCAACAGTTGAAGCAAACCGCCGCACACAATACGAAGCCCAATCAGACGGCTTATTTTTTGAGTGGCAACGCGGCACAAACACGCAAGCCGCATGGGAAACCGCAGTACAAGCGGTAAAAGATGCGAACCCGTATCCTCCTAACCCTGCTAGTTAGTGTCGTGCTAGCGCTCGGCCTGACCGCATGTGCTGACCGATACCGCGAAAACTGCAACACCACCAAAGCCAATGGAATACTAGAAAGACGCTGCTTATGAACCCAGACAAACGCCTAAGCAACGAACAAATCAAAGCTCGACTCATCCTCATCGTAGGAATTGGACTTACTGCATCGTTCGTCATGGCAATCGCATCACTTATCTTCGGACTTCTTTTTGTCGTGCAACCTACAGAGCAGTCTCCCAATGACGCCGAAGCATGGGGAGTCTTGTCGCCGATGCTCATGACTTTGGCAGGCGGCTTGATCGGTCTGCTCGCTGGCAACGGACTTAAAGACCGTCCTAAAGATCCACCTACATTATGAGCGTGATCCCAGCGAACCCAACAATCCCAAACTCAAGACCGTACACAGGTAACTCGGACGGAGCCGCAGCTGGCCCTAGAAGCGGAATGGACGAATGGATCAGACAAGCAATTTGCTACGGCAACGGAGCCTTCTGGAATAATGGTTCGTGGGGAATACGCGACATGCGCGGATCCGAGAATCTGTCAGTGCATGCCACAGGGCGCGCAGTAGATCTTTCGTATCGCAAGTCAGACAAAAACCCAACCGCTAATCGCAAGGGCACGATGGACTTCTTCAACATCGTCACAGCCAACGCAAACGCGCTTGGACTTGAGTGCATCCTTGACTACCTACTCAAGCCTTACGGACGCGGATGGCAGTGCACTCGACAAGCGTGGAGCAAATACTCTAAGCCAACAATTCACGGTGCACCCGGCGGAGACTGGCTTCATGTAGAGATTTCGCCTGCTATGGCAGACTCTCCAGCCCTTGTAAAGCAAGCCTTCCAAAGAGTGTTCGCCGAAATCCCCCAATAGCGCCCACTGATCCTCTATGGTCGAAGTACCGACGATAGGAGTGAAATTATGACCGAACCAAAAGTCTTCATCTATGAGGTAGGTCGGTGCTCAATGGACAACGGACAAGAAATACTTGTTCAGATCTTTAGACACGAAGACACCCACAAAATCATCCGCGCCCAGATCGCTTTCCGAACCTTGGCAGGCGACAGTTGGGGCGTCCCAACAGAATTGAGTTTTCAACAATGAGCTATCTAACGATCAAAATCTTTGCATGGGTAACTATAGGGCTTTGCCCTTTTGTGCTGCTCTGGGACGCTTCTAAAGCGCCTGAAGGCATGTCTCAAGTAAGCCCCGAGACCGTCTATGCCACGATCCCACTTGGCACACTGCCAGTCGTAGTTACACCCCCCGTCACTACGCCGGCTACGGCTTGCGCGCAAGCTCTCAACCTCGCTTTAAGTGTTGGCTGGCCTGCAACCGAAACACCGACCCTTATGCGCGTTCTTAAACGCGAGTCAAATTGCACGCCAGACGCATTTAACCCTCGAGACACCGCAGGCGGCTCTTACGGCTATATGCAGATCAACGGATTCTGGTGCACCCCTTCGGCATACTGGCCTCAAGGTTGGCTACAAGCGAAAGGGATCTTGACAGTGTGCGACGAATTGTTTGATCCCAAAGTAAACCTCACCGCAGCTCTCGCAGTGTGGCATAATTCTAAATGGACACCTTGGAACCTTCCGAAGTGACCGAAGAGCCCTATCCCGAAACTGGTATCACAGAGGAGACCCGACAGATGTATCCCGAAAACTATTCCGACAAATACAACAAAGTATTCAAAGAGTTCATAGATGACATTATGCGCCCTAATCATGTAGCGCGCCCAATAGATCGACTAGACGATCACGAAATACTTTTAGACGAACTCACAATTATTTACGATGCACACATGACGATCGGCGGAGAGCAAAACCGATTCAATGCAAGTGTGATTCGTGCGGCGATTAACTGCATCCGGGCTTACTCCGCATGAACGATCTCCAACTCTTTGCACCTACACGCGGACTCGGCGCATACCGTGAAGAATGTGCCATAGACCGAAACACCGTCATCATCTCACCCAGCGCAAAACCGACTTCTGCAAGTGCAGCTCTAAACGCCTTGCCTAAATCGGGCTCAAAGCGTC